CCCCCAACAGAAGATAACTTTATGAACATGAAAGGCCAGATGGAGGAGTAAACGATGGGTATTGGTATAGCACTTGCCACTGGCTTAGTACAGGGTTTCACACGAAACATACAAGAAGAAAAGGCACTTCGCGCTGGAGAGCAAGAAAAGCTTGACGCCTATAACGCTATACTTGCTGAAGCGGCTGTGGGAAACAAAAACTTTAATCAGGCTAACGCTGATAAAATAGGTAATATGATAAAGGCTGCACAGGGTAAGATGGATGCCCGTGAACGTATTAACATATTTGGTCAAGCGGGGGAAAGAGTTAACGTAGATTTTACTGGTATCTTGTCTGACCTCACATCTGCCGCTGCAGAAGATGTGAATCAAACAGATTTCTTTGGTTTAAAAATTCCTGTTCCCGAAAAGTATTCTGACTACGAAGGCACCAATCGTGGATCATCTATGTTGTATACCGCTTTAAACAACTACAGGATTAATAACGGTCAAAAATTCAACGATCATTTTAGAGATAATCCGGGCTTGTTTATGGAAGCACGTAATAAGATGATTAACTTGGGCAAGGGTGCGCTTCGTTACGCCTCATCGAATATTAAAGGTGACATGCCTTACAACGTAAGCGTAGATGAACTTCCCGGATACAACGACTACTTTAACAACTTTTTTAGCATTAGCAAAACTGCCCAGTATGAACAGCAGTGGGATGCTACTAAAGGAATAATGGAAGACAGGGGTTCAGAAAATCTAAAAAACGAAGCTTTGATTCCTCTTTCTGGTTCGTTGTTTGCTGACGCTACACGCCCGGATGGAGAGCCTATTAGGTACACAAAGGACGATATGCTTCCCTTTTTGTGGACAGACCTTGAGGGTATGGATGAAGTTCGCTGGAGTAAGATAGGTGAAATTGCTGCAATTCAAGGTATGGATACTGGTCATTTTATATTTACCTTTTCTAAAAAATATAACAATGTTGAAGACTTTACAACAAGTCTAAATGTTATAGCTGACTTGGCAGAACTAGGGGCAGCAAAAGGAAACGCAAGAACTGGAGAAGATATACTTGCTCAAGGACGATACATAGCTACTAGTCCTGCACTCAAAGATGACGTGTATTCCCAAGCAAATGTGTTCATGGCATTTCAACCACTAGCCATGAGTGGTTCTGAACGAGATATGATTGACGCAGGAATTAGTCCACGAGTAACCATAGGAAAAGGAGAAGAATTTAAAAAGCAATTTGAAAATCTTATCGGTATAACCTACGCTAAATTCCAAACAAAGTTGTCTGGTGTAACTGGTGCAAAAACAAAACTTGCCCGCTACAAAGCACTGGTAGAAAAATTGCCCGTTACAAAAGACTCTGTTTTAGAACAGATTGTTCGTATTGTGGATTCCATATTTGGGGAAACAGGTAAGATAGATCAAATTGCTAACTTGATTGGGTTTACAGAAGATGAGTACGAAGGCAACGGTATGGATGCTTTTATTGAAGCGGACCAAAAGAAGCGCAACGCAGACTGGACTCCGGGAACATTAATATCTGCTACTGATGCACTAGCCTACATTATCGCTGCCGACCTAGCCCGTGCCGAAGACGATCAGGGTCGCTTGTCTGATGCTGACATCCAGCGTAACTTAAACAAGATTAGAGGATTTGGTGCCACCACAAGAGAAGGACAGCTTAGAGCGATTGAGGAGGTAATGCGAACTATTGATAACCAAGATAGAAATCTTTCAGTAATTGATCGAATTACAACAAATGGAATGGCTACTGGAGTAATTAACCGTGAAGATCGTAGATTTTTAGCCGCAGACAAACAGGCCCGCAAGGCTAGAAGTAGGTACATGCAGTCTATAGCGGGCATGGAATTTCAAACGCAAGAATCTGGACAAGCTATGACTGCAGAAAAATTGAAGGGAATGACTGCAGTGTTTACTTTAGATGGGATAAATTACTATCAGCCTGAAGGCGGAGGGTACTTTACACTTGATCTTGACGGGCAAGCAAAAGAAATAACTGAACAAGATATGATAACAGCATACCAAACCCATATGGGTAGCACAGTACTTGAAACGCCTGATGAAGTTGACGGACAACAAATGTCAGGAAGCGCGGGGGCAGTCAATATGTCGTCGTCTCCGCAATCAACCGCAACCACCACGGATGCTGCAGGTGCGTTGCTTCCAGATGAACAAGGTAATCTATCAGCAACACAATCTGATGAAATGCCCGCAGATACAAGCGGTAGTTTTGCTAGTCCTGCTGCCACTGCTGTTGCACAGCCTGACGATGATTTAATACCCGGTACAAAATTTGCACGATACAAACCATTTATGTCGGGAGGTTACACTGCGTTCTATAATCTTTCGAAAGACGACGGAACGCCCCGCCTATTTACTAAAGTTGTAAAAGAAGTAAACGGACAACAACGAACTTTCTACCGCGAGATTAAGTAAGGAATTACTGGTAATGCAGCCCACTGAAACTGTTACAAACGAAGTTGATTCTCCCAAGCCTATGTTTGGTTTTGACCAGACTATTGAATATGGTGGACGGACAATTGACGTTGCCAAACTTGCCGAAATAGACCTTCAAAGACAGTACGGTGAAAGGTTGGGACCGTCCGACGACGAGGTAAAGGCAAAATTTCAGCAGATAATGTCCAGTACAACTGTAGAAGAACTGCGGCAAACAGGCGTTGGTGATAGAATCGGTGACAAGTTCATTACACCGGGGTATTTGTCCGGTATCAAAGGCACAGGAGAAGAGATTAAACTCTTTAATCAATTCAAGAAGATGCAACAACGCCAGACGGTAGACCCTTTTGCTACGGCTATTCCGTTTTCTGGACCTCAATACGAAAAGACTGTTCTGCCTCAAGAACTACAAGACTTGCCCGACGAACTTGTAGAGCCTGTTCTTGCTGCTATTAAAAATAGACAAAATGTAGCTAAGTTGTTCAAGCCCCTCAAGGGCACTCCCGAAGAAGTAAATTATCTTGGCAGACAAATACTACTGGATAGTTTTAAAACGGGAGAACTGATAGACGAAGCAGGTAAAGCATTCCGAAATATACCCGGAGACGTGGCCCGTTTGCCTACGTTTTTAGCGATGGTTACCAACGCTATGTACGCTGGTGTTGAAGCTATGGAGTTTTTTGATTCAGAAGGCGGCATGGACACTACATACGGTGAAAGGTTTAAAAAGACTTTTGGCGAGGGTATGGCAAGTTGGGCCGACTTTATTAGGGGGTATGAGGGAACTCTAAACAAGACCGCACTACTTGAATCTGCAGGACAAACTTTCAACAAGTGGTACAAAGCCAAATTTATAAAAGAACACGGTGAAGACCTGTGGGACGAAGCGCACAGGGAAGATGTATTTAGAATTGTCAAACCCAATGACGATGACTACGATGAGGCTATAGCTGAACAAGAAAATGGTATTGGTAACGCTTACGTTGTACAAGAGTTTAACGAAGACGGCACTGCTGTCAGGAGAGACAGAGGACTTTCTCTTGAACTAGTGTCTGATCTTATGGACATGGCGTACAACGAATTGGCGGCTAACGAAAAAGCCCTTGTTTTTGCAAGTAGTCAAGTGCCGCTTACTTTAGGTCTTACAGCTAGGGCAGTGCGTCGTGGAAACGTAATGGCTAGAGAAGTTAACAACGCACGGGATGCAAACCCATCTAGGTACGTTGAAATGTCTGACTGGGATGTTTGGACAAGTATAAGTAAGGATAAAGCTGCAACAGGCATTAACATAGCCCGTAACAGATTTACGCAGTTTATTCTGGGAACAGGTACGTTGGGAGTATTTGGTTTTAAAGGAAAAGGGGCTATGGATCGTGGCACCCTAATGAATCAACACCTAAGTAACCTAGAAAATTTTGATGATCAGATTGCTGCTTACAAGTCATCAATACAGAAAAACAAAGCTATAATTAAGTCTGAAACATCTTCTCTGGACGCTAAACGTGCCGCAAGGGATCAAATCAAACAGGATGAAGACGGACTCAAAACAACGCAGGGAAGCTATACAGCTTACAAGCTAAGAGCGGGAGGATCAAGAGGACGCCTTGCAGCGTTTAACAACCCCTACGTACGCAGCATGGTAACTGACGACATTCTTATAGCCACTGCAGTAGCTTATGTTCCCCAAGTTTTAAGTTGGGATAAAATTGGCATGGAACAACAGACTGCAGAAACTTTAACCATGTTTACTGCACCTCTTTTTGCACCACCCGTTGCTAGGGGTGCTTTGTTTGGAATTGCTAATGTTTCTAAAAGAATTACATCTGGAGTAACACAAGACGTAGCTGAAACTCTGCAACACGCCTCATTTATACCCTACATAACTCCGGGAATTATTGCAAGAGGAGACGAAGCGGAACTGCGTAAAATTATGGGCGAGGCAAATATTGCCATAACAGATAGAAACGTAGAGGCATTTAAAACACTATCAAACGTGTACAAGCAAATGAAACCGGAGTATCAGCTTCGTTTTACCCAGTCCATTCAGCGTTACAACAAAGTGATGGAAAACGCCGAAACCACAATGAGAAATCTAAAGTCACAAGATGGGACTCCTATTCTTTCTGACGCAGAGATTTCTAAAAACATGGACACGCTGCACCTGTCTCTAGCTCACGCCACTGGCATAGCCCCCCTCATTGCTATTCAAGCGAGGAATGGCAGGAGGTTGGCACCAGATGATTTAAGGAAAGCTGGTAAGTTTGACGAGTTAATGGCATCGTTAGCAGCAGAAGAAGCAAATTACAAGGGTTTGGACACGTTGCTTAAAACCCTACAACAAAGCCTTGTTACAAAGGCTGGCATTGACATGGACTCAAACGACATGCTGCAAAACATGTTGGTTGAATTACAAAACGTAGCCACTAATGGCCTTGAAAAGTTGAATCTTAAAAAACAACAGGCTGACGGTCTTGTTGATATGTACATGAATGAACTAGGGGAGATAGACGAAAACACACTTAAACGAATTGTCTCTTTTAAGATGGAACTTTCAGAAAAGGACATTCGTGATCCTGTTGAACAAGCTAGGGTTACTGCAGAAGTTGCAGTTAAAATTTTAGAAAATGGCAGACTACAGGCTGCTGCCCTTCAAAGATTCAGAAATACTTTGGATGGTTCTGAAGTTCTTAAACAAGCAAACGTACTTGCCGATAAGATATTTGATATAACTGAGGGAGTTCGTAGATCAAAGGTCAGTCAGGCATACGGGGATGTAACCACGTATGCTAATGAAAAAGGCATATCTGTGGACTTGTCTGTGATGGCTAAAACCCTTATGAACAAGACTGACGAATTTAAAGATCAGCCGTTTACATTTTTTCTTGGACAAGCAGGATCGTTTTTTAACACTGGTAACGGTGCCCGTGCAAAAGCTTCATTTGAATCTGCAGCAATGAGAGGGCTGCGAGAAGAGTATGGGGACGACCTGCCTTACATATTTGATCTTGCTGTGATGAATAACCCCAAGATAAAGAATCATACTGACCTAGCCCTGTATCTCATGGATGAAGCAGCAGAAGGTCAAGCAGATTCAATCAACTACTTCAAAGCCAGTGTAGAAGAGTCAGAGAATATTTATCGTGCATTTAGAGATCATCAGGCAACCGCTAAAAATCAAAATGTAGCTGAATTAGATGATACTTTTAAAGAAGCAGTTGATGAGGCATACGCTGCTTCTGATAGTTCTGGAGAACTTCTTAGGTTAGCAAAATTAGCTAGAGAAACTCACGAAACACTGATAGGTGAGACTTCAGACAAGGGTAGATACGCTGGTCAAGTATTTAACGGAAGAACACGTAAAGATGTTAAGTCGGCTGACCCGACTGAAGGTCGCCACTTTTACCGTATACCCGCTGACAAACCGATTGCACCGTTTAAAAATATAGCGGTGCTTGCCCGAAAGGCTGTAGAAGAAACAGATGAAGCCAAAAGAGGTTTGATTTTACAAGAAATCATGGATGAAAAAGATAGGATCATGTACTGGTATGGCGCAGGGTACATGAACGATGGTGCCATTAAAGGCTACGGTTTTGATTTGTCAGATGGTAAACAGAGGGCAGTTGCAGACACAATGCAAAGTTTACTACAAACTTTAATTGGTAAAGAAGTAGCGGATTCAGCACAATCAATGCTAAATAACGCATTGGACGCGACTACCCCCATAGGGATAGGGACAAAAACTGGTGCTATATCAAAATCAGAGGCCATACAAAGATTAAGAGAAGGCCAAGACTACGACTTTGATCGTGCAGCTAGAATACTGGAAGTGCAAAAGGCTTTATCAGTGGTTACACGAAATGGGACAGAAGGGCCGTTAGAAACTCGTAATCTTGCTTTACCTGAAATACAAGATTTCTCTGTAAAATTAGACGAGTTACTACAACACGACGCTGTAACACGAAAGACATACAGGGAAACACAAGAAGCGTTAAACAACAACAAAAGTGCAATACGCCAAGCGGCACAGCAAGAGGTAGATGCTACCGCCAACACTTTAAAGATAATGGGGGGCTATGACAATCTAATTAACAACCCCAAACAATTCTTTGACACTGTGTTTGAAAACGCAACTGAGGATAGTATTAATAGGCATGTGCAACGCTTTGTGGCGCAGGGCATGAACGAAAAAGAAGTTCGTTCTGCTATGGCTTACATGTATATTCGTGGGCTTGAAATAAAATCAGGCAAGAAAACAGAGATGGTAGCAAACGAACCCGCACAGGTTATTGCAGACTCATCCGTACTAATTGACTACGTGAACACTCCACGCCACGCAAAGGTGATGCGGTCTGTCTTGGGGGATGAACACTTTAAGATAATGAAAAACATAGCAGAGTGGGCTGACTTTGCTATAGGTAATGGCATGGGATTTAGGGCCAATCCTGAATTGCAAGGCATGTCTGTGGAGAGTGTGTTCTCTCGTGTATTTAACTTGGCACGAGGAATGGTTAGTCCTATCTACGTCGCAACTGAAGTTAGTGTGCGTACTATGATGCAACGTAATCAGTCGTTAATTTCTTTTGCACTGAACGATAGGGTTGCTGCAAGAATCATGTCAAAAATGTTAAACAGACCAAAAGAAATCACACGCAAAGATTTAAAACTGTTTGGCTTAAGAATTCAAAACTATGTAGCGAGTGACATTATTCGTAACGGTGGAGAAGTTCCCACACTAGAACAAATTCTAGGAGAAGATAATATACTGTCACAAGACGAAATCGTCACAAAAGACGACAGAAGATTAGAAGAATTACAAAGAAAAAGAATCGAAGAATTAAGTCCTGTGGAGGAGATATAACATGAAAACTTACACTAACGGCCAACGTAAGGGCATGATGTATGGTGGCATGTCGAAGCGCAAGCCAATGATGTACGGCGGTATGGCAACCAAAAAGAAACCCCGCAAGAAAGCTTACGGGGGTGGCATGATGACGGCTACACAGCCGCAACAAAACATGATGCAGAATCAAACCATGCAGCAGCCAAAAATGATGGGAATGAAAAAGGGTGGAAAAACTTTTCCTGATTTAAATAAAGACGGTAAAATCACACAAGCAGATATCCTCAAGGGACGTGGTGTTATTTAAACGTACTTGCCTGACTTCTCTATGATCTCATCCGACATAGACTTGACGTAACGAAGCAGGGTTGCTATTGAGTGTGCGCCGTCATATTCAGGCAACCCATTGTTCATTGTTTTCTCAAACTCCTCCGGGTTCACACAGTCACACACCAATTCAAGTTTGCCGTCTTGCATGAGGTTTACTTCAAAGTTAAACAGCTTTGCTTTTTTGGACATCAGATAACTCACTAATAGGTAGATTGTAACAATCGGCTTTGAATGTGAAACCGTTTGCGGGGTCAATGTCGCCCCGTTTATACTTTGTTGCCTTTGTGTAGAAATCTTGTTTTGGTATAGAACCTAATATCCACGCACGAGATGTGTCAGTAAGAATACGAACAAAAATATAGCTGTCACAGTTTTGGTTGGCTCCGTGTGCGGCCACCGAACAATCGTAGTGTGGAAAGGGACGTGTGTTGCAGCGTTTTGTTTTTACGTCAATACGCTCCCCGTCCCTCACCAAATCGTAGTCGTAGGTGTTTGATTCATTAGCACCTATAGCGTCGGCTACAATAATCTCGCCTACTGCACCCACAACGTGACTCAAGCTACCAGTGATGCTGCCCTGTAGATTACCTACAGTGGCGGCTTTCTTTTTGGCACGGGCTATTATGTCAGGAGTTATCTTTACTTGCTTCATCTGTCTCTTCCAAAGACTTGGTAAGAGTGCCCTTGAACATAGTTAATGCTGCTTGTGACTGCGCGACCTTCATGTTCAAGCTGCGTATGTTGTTTGTTACTTCTTGTATTTGCATAAGAAGGTACCGCTGGGTGTTGTCTAGGTCATCTAACGAGTATTCTTTGTCGTCAATGGTGACTACAGATTCTTTATTTTTTGCCATCTTGTTTTTCCTTCATATTCTTCCATTCTTCATATTGTCCCGACTTGCGTGGGGGATTGTAGATAATATAATCTACTCCCCGCTTCCACACAAGAGGTTTGTTCTTTTTAGGAGGCATGAAGGTCTACCACTTCACACACACCAGCAGTACAAGCTAATTCACGAGAGCCAGTGGTTGTGTCCTCTTTTTCAAAGTCAGTGAGTCTAGACCAATCCAAGTTGACGTACGACATCCGATCCTTCCATTCAAGATACTCATCAGCCTCTATGTCTTGATAGGGTGCCTGTTGATAGGTGTGATCAAACAAGGGCAAGAATGACACACCCGACGCTACATCAAAGTTTTCGTACACCCACGCCCCAACTTCCATCCACTCGTCTTCTTTTACAGTGACAGTGATGGATGGCTTGTGTTCGCACCAGTGTATCGCGTACGTTTTCCACAACTCCAGTTGTTGAATAGCAGTTGTTTCTGTGCGAGTGACAGCTTGTTTTGGTGACTTCATTGGAAAAGAAAATACGGTAACAGATTCAGGTTGAGTTACATCCCGTTCTGCTGGTACACCAGAGTCCATAAGAAATTGTGTGAGTGGGTCTTTGGAATCTCCACGAACTGTTCTTATGTAGTGTTCACTATGACGAGCGTGTATACCGCTGGCTGCATCGACAAGCTGTGACACCGTGCCACTAGGCTTTACGCATGTGATAGCGGCAGACTGTGGTATACCCAAAGCTTTAGCATACTTCTCATTTGTCTCTACAGCAGTTTCTTTCATCTCCTCCAACCAGCGTTTACTATCCACTGTTTTGGACAAGACGGAGTGATCCATGATGCCAGTGAGAGACACACCAAGCAAACGCTCTTCTTCTGTGTTGTGCTTCCATATCTTACGAAGGTATTTGAAATCAGTCAAAGTAGACTGTACTGTTCCCAGTATGGTTGCCAAACGAACTTTACGCTTGAGAGTCTGCAGAGTGTCGTGTTCCCGAACTACCACCTCTGACAAGTTACAAAACTGGTAGGGTCGTAGTATAATTTCGCTACAAGGGTTTGTTCCCCACATGTGACCTGTTTCACGGCGTCCGTTACGAGCGACTTGTTTGTCTGCAGCTTCACGGTTAAATATACCACGTTCCCCAGACTTACTATCGTAAAGAGACATCCACTCTCGCATGAATGTGCCCATCTCTGGTTTGTTTTTGTAAGCTACAGAATTGTTAGCCATAGAGCGTTGTCCGTTACGATACACCCCACGATCAGGCTCATCCCACCACTCTCCAGACTTAGCGTGTGCCATTTGATCGTCGTTAAGGTTGGATAAACTAATCAACGCACTACGACGAACACCACCAACCACAACTACCTGTCCAACTTTGCACATGATGTCGTGACACTCAATAGGATACAGTCTGCGTCCCTTTGCTCTTTTAAATGTGTCTATGGTAAAGTTAAACAAATCAACAAGAGGCTTTGGACCAGACGCACGTCCTCCCATTATTTTCAACCGCGAACCAGCAGGACGTACATTATCTACATTGTACTGTGGAATTTGTCCAGCGTACAGCAAGGCCACCAATTCACGGTACGCTCTTGCCCATCCCGGCTTGCTATCTGCCACATTAATTATAGTGTCTGATTTACTAAAATTATCTGATACTATGGGTAGCTTATCGACGTTCTCCCGCTCTACAGAAAAGCCCACACCTGTTCCGCACATTAAAATATACATACACTCATCGAACGCACGGGGGCTATCCACAGGGATGTAGCTGCAGTTGTAGCCGCAGATGTTATCTCGCGCCAAAGCGGGTCCAGCGGTCATCATAGCCCTCATAGACGGCATAATCTCAAGATTGAGGATAGCCTCTCTCAAATCCTCAACGTCAGCTTCAGGAAGAACGTAGTCAAACTTATCCTTTAGATGATCTGCCATGAATCCAACATACCGATCCACAGTTTCATCGTAGTTTTCACGTCGTCCCTCATCTTCAACCCAGCGGGCGTAACGTGACTTATGTATAAATTCTTGGTAAGGTGTGGGCAGTAAGTTATTCATTGTCTGTTCCTTCTTTTTCTTTGACTAATCTGTCGAGGTAAAACTGTGCTTTCTTGAGGTCTTCGACTCCGTTTTTGTAACGGTATCTCCAGAGGTATTTGATGATGTTTCCTTGAAGGTAGTATTCGTATCCATCACCTGTCGCCGCCGCGATTGCGTCAAGGCATTCGATACCTGCTTGATTGTAGTGTGGCGGGTTATTGACGTTATCACGGTCTACTCCATTCATCTTTTGTCTCATGTAATCTTCATGTCTCATTGCTTAGTTCCAAAGTCTATCTTAATTACGTTTGAACCTTCTTCCCTACTAATATCAGGGGTGCCTGTAGCTTCTTCTAGAGAGGCTTTTACGTGATCGTGGGCTAGTCTAGCCATGCCCGCTGCAGTGACTCTATCAAAATCTGATTCAAGAAGCTCCATAATACCGTTAAGAACTATAGTGCCAGCCTCAAAGTATTCAGATTCATCTTCATCCGTTGTGTCATACGCCGATATGGAAAATGTTTCATCATCAACCTTGTTAAGAATGACATACCACCTATCGGGTAATAGGCTTGCTTTTTCTATTTGCTTATCATCGATTGCCATTTTTTAACCACTCCTCTGGTATGCTGCCCTCTGCCCATTTAAAGTTGTAGCGTTCAGCCCACCTAGCATACGTGGTCTTACTGCCCCTGTAAATCTTATTTTGTGCGTTTTGAAAAACAAACCGTATGTCCAAATTGGGATGCTGTTCTTTGATTAGCTGCATCTTTACTCTGTCTGTTTTATCAAGGTAGCCTTTTGCTTCGACAAAAATATCCTGATCCACAAGATAGAAGTCAGGGGTGTATGTGCGAGGCTTTGGTATGTACGTTAGCTTGACGTTTTCGTATTCGTAGGGTACTGCTTTGTTACCCAAAGAACGGGCAATGCCCAATTCAAAATTAGAACGAAAGCCCGCCTTACTAGCAGAACTTCGTTTCATATTTGCATTCCTACTGACCCCATTCTTTTTATCACGTACCCTGCCACTTTTGGGGAAAGTTTTTCTATTGTGGTAAGTTCGTTTGTCAAATGATTCAGTGGAACGCATACAATAACTCCAGATTGAGACAATCTTCCTATTTTTTGTAGTTCAGATTCTACGGTAGTTATATCCCGCTTTTCTGTGCCAGAAGATAGGTCACCCATGCTGGAGTAATTATCCCGCAACGTCAGCGGAAGCCCTCGTTCGTTTTGTCGTAAATACACTATTTTACGTTCACCTCCACCCCCCCTGTGGGCTTCCACGTACATATGATGAAGTTCTTTGTTCATCTCCATTAGTTCAAC